TGAAATTGCATTTTTTTAAGTCTGTTTTTGAGTTTAGTGGTCATATGTTACCTCGTTTATTTGGTTAAGTGAATCATAACGAAATTGAGTTGTAATTGGCCCTCCTTATGTTAGTAAAGTGATGGTGCTGGATCTTCTTCACCTGTTAGAATTAGTTCATCTACAGGTGATCCACCGTCTTTGATAGACACACCGTTAATTGGATATTGTTCTGATACTGTGTCACGAATTACGTTCATATGACATGTGTGCTTTGGTTGTCCATCACCCCTCGTGAATCTGTGTCTGAGTGCAGTGATAAGATATCTACCACTGTAGTATGGGTCTCCAGCACCTTGAGTTGTAACCAATGGATTTTCATTTTTAATATTTATACCAATCAAGTCTCCAGCAGATATAGAAGTCTGTCCATGAACCTCTATACTCATTGACAAAGCGGCCTCCATCGCTGCAAATCTACCCTTCCTTCTCTGCAACCAACTATCTGTACCAGTGTAATCATATTGCCCAGTGTGACGTACTGATAACAACCCGCCAGGTTGATTTCTATCTACCGCCTGCATATAAAGGGTGGACTGATCGTAATCAGACAGTTTGTTTCCAAAGTCATCAAAACATTCTGAAGCTAAAGCTTTCTTTTCAGTTGCATATGTTGATGCATGTCTATCAACGTGTACGTCTTGCTTCTCGCCCTCTTCAAAACTATCAAAGTAATTGTAGTTAAAGTTTTCTACAGTCTTGTTCACTAAATCAATCATAAGAAGATTAGATGCATACATCCCACTTCTCATGTTTTTCATTACATTAGTAGAACCATTTACCCTATGAGTAATCATATTATACAGATGACGTTCAGTATCAGTATCGCCCTGATTTGGAGTTTCATTCATATACACTGCTCTTACGTTCTTCCTGTCCATCATACTGTCGATAGTTCTAAAGTAAAATCCTTTACAGGTTTCGTAAAATACAAATGTGGGTGCAAAATTATATTCAGAAGAAAGACACCTTTTTGTAATAGAATTGATAAAATCTAGAGGGCGCATATTTGGAGAAACAAACTTATAATTGTTTGCAGTCTCTTCGTAGTAGTATTCTTTTTTAGAGTTCAGTAAGTCTTCATCTCTAATAATTTTTTGAACAATATCTACAGCTGGTTCACCATCAAACGCTTGACTTACACGAATCCTGTTACTACGAATTGCTTCAGCAGTAGTGAACGATAATACAAATACATCAGTGTTGTCATTTACCTTGGTTTTAAGGTCTATTTTATAGATGTATAAAGGTTGGTCTGTAAAATCTATAGTCCTTGTTCTATCAGAAAAGGGTTGTGATGCTTGTGGTGTTGATATTTTTAACAGAAGTTTTTCTTGCCCAATGATGGGCAGTCTTGTCATCAAGTTAGTGGTATCTGTAATAGAGATGTCGCCAGTTATAGAGCTCTTGAAAATATCTTCGAAGATATTGATTGCACCAACTTGCTGGGTGATGTCAAGTACCACTCCACTAGTGGAAGCGATGCTACACATCTCAATAGTATATTCACCAGCATAATTAAGTTTTGCCATTATTAAGCCCTAATAGTTTTTCTAAAATTTTCTCTTACAGTGTCAACAAACTCTGGTCGTATCAATTTTATTCTTCTTTTTTTCTCTACTTCTAATTGTTCATACTCAAAGTTTGTTATTGCGGTTGCATCCACAGGAATTGTCTGAGCAGGATCATTAGGAATTTCAATAGTTATAGTAGTGTCACCAGAGTCTTGGTATATTTCATAGTGATGAATATCATCTACATTATCATATTTTGATTTTGCATATGCTTCCAATCTTGGAACAGACATTGGCCAATCAGTATATACGTCTTGAATATTATTTGCCATTAGTATTATCCAATGTAGATCAGAATCTCCATAATAATCATGTGCAATATTTTCTGGAGTGTCGCCATCATTTACATCATAGTAGTCATAGTTTGATGCATACAGCATTGTATCGGCACTTATTCTTGCCCTACGAGTGATGTCTGTCATTTTGACAGTATTACCATCACCATTTACATCATATGATACTTTTGGGAAATTGTTAAAATACATTAGAATCCATCCGCTATTCGATCTTTGGTCATAATCTCTAGTTCTTTAAATTGTAGTGTCAATTCTGTTTCTGTTGGTCTATCATCTCTATAGAATTGTGGACGTTCTCCACCATATTTAACATCAACACTTTCTAAAACACATTCAGATATTTTATGCAACTCTTCTTGATGAGAATAAGTTATATCATATGTTGATGGTACAATTAAAGTTCTTCCATATTGAGCTCCACGGCCGCCTGGTTTTGCAGGCGCCATATGATAACGAAATTGTTTTACAATCGCTTGAATTGAAGCAGCTTCTTGTGCATTGTGTGGAATTAGTCTAAACGAAAAAGTAAACGCTCGTCTATCAATACCCTCAAACATCAATTCTGTAGTATTGTTGATAACTTTACCAGACGAAATCTGGGCAGCACTACCTAACCCTGTCGCACCAGCACCCTCTAAAAAATCTGCGCCAAGTTGCTTAGCTCCACCAGTAGTACCTTGGAAGGTTTTTGTCAGTGCATCAACCATTCCCCCAATTCCCTCTTCTCGTTCACTTAGGTTTTTTGCACCAGATATTCCACCAGCAACAATTTTACCCATCTCTGGTTCACCATAGTTTGCTTTCTGTGATACGTTAATTTGTGCAGGCATATAGAGTATGACTGAACCTTTTGATCTTCTGGTTGGTGGACGAGGAACTAACAAATTCTGATTAGCATTACTTGGTTCTTCATTGTTTGCACCACCAGCAAGTTTTACATTAGGTGGTACGACCTCTCTAGCATTGAATTGGACAAAGTGTTTTCCATTGCCCCTACTTCTAGAACCATATTCGTGATTTCCAGTTTCAATGACATAGCTAGACATACCGCCGCTCATAAATGCACTTATCATACTGCTTATGTTTATCCTCGGCATGTATAAATACTCCTGTAATATTTCATAAAAGTATTTATAAGGTTTGTGATGGCATATAGTGGAAAATACATACCAACTAATATAACAAAATATCGTGGTGATGTCAATAAGATTGTATATCGCTCTCTGTGGGAGCGTAGATTTATGGTGTATTGTGACAACACCAAAGAGATATTAGAGTGGGGCAGTGAAGAAGTTATCATACCATATGTATCTCCCCTTGACGGAAAACTGCGGCGATATTTCCCTGATTTCTACATAAAAGTGCGGCAAAAAGACAAGACTATCAAAAAGATGATAATTGAAGTCAAACCTAAAGCACAATGTGGCCCACCCAAAACTCCCAAACGCAAAACTCAAAGGTTTATAAATGAAGTCCGTACATGGGGCGTCAATCAAGCAAAATGGGAAGCAGCAATTGAATGGTGTACCGATAGAGGTATGGAATTTAAAATACTTACTGAAGATCATGTGGGCTAAGTTGTATAAATAGAAGTATGACGTACTTTGATGAAATATTAGAAAGAAGTGGTGGCAATGAACGGTCTGTTAGATGGTTTAGACAACAGATTCGTGACTTAGGAACACCATCTCCAAGAAAACTTATTAGTGAGGGTAAAGTAAGAGCTACCCCCATGTTTGGTAAAATGAACTTCTACCTTTATGACCCAAAATATAAAGTGCAATTACCATATTACGATAGATTTCCTCTCATCATGCCTATTGAGATTGCAGAGGGTGGATTTATTGGACTAAACTTTCATTATCTATCAATTCCAATGAGAGTGAAACTTTTGAACGTAATATCAGAATATGCATCTGACAATAATATGAATGAAAAAACAAAAATTCGTTTGACTTGGAACAGAATAAAAAGAAATCCATTAGTCAAACCCACAGTAAAAAGATACCTATTCGATCATGTCAAGTCGCCCTTTAGAGTGATAGACGCAGACGAAATGATGACAGCAGTATTGTTACCAGTACAAAAGTTTGCAAAAGCGAGTGAAGGTAAGGTATATTCAGACTCTAGAAGGATGGCACGATAATGGGCAGCAAAATAGAATCATTTACAAAAACATTTACAAAGGGTGTAGCAAGACCCAATCTGTTTCATGTTATGATGAATCCACCAGCTGGATTGGAATGGAATAATGCAGAAATGGAACTAAGAGTTCAATCTGTTACAATGCCAGGTAAGAATATAACTACATCACCAAATGATAATGCATATGGGCCTTCTTATGAGATGGCTAATGGTATTAGTTATGCAGAAGAAATTGAAGTTACATACATCTTAGACGCAGATCATAGAGCAAGAGAGTTTTTTAACGGTTGGCAAGATAGGGTTGTAAACCCATCATCTTATGATTTGAACTATTATGATGAGTATGTAGGAACAATGACTATTTATCAATTAGATCAAAATGATAACTGTGCTTCTGCTGTACAGGTAAATGAAGTATTCCCAAAATCAGTGGGCCCACTACAATATAGTATGGATACCGCTAACAACTTTATGACAGTAACAGTGAATATGGCGTTTAGAAACTGGACACCACTAGTAGCAATTTACAACACCACTGACACTGCTGTTTGGATTAATGATTCTAACTTTAATATGGGTGATGGAGATAGAGCTAGAATTAGATCTGAAGTATACGGTTTAGCTTCTAGATTTGGTATAGCAATACCAGATAGATTTAGACAACTTGACAATCAACTTACACAAGTGACTAATTTCGTATCAGACCCAACACAATTTTTAAAGAGAACTGCTCAAAGAGCAGTTGGTGGAAGATTTGGTGGATTGTTCGGCGGATAATAAAACGACATAAATAATAGCAACATAATGTAATAGGAGAATAATTATGGCATTACCAAAACTGGCTACGGCTACGTATGAATTGACACTCCCCTCTACAGGGAAAAAGATTGGGTATCGTCCCTTCTTGGTTAAAGAAGAAAAGATACTTTTGACTGCACAAGGCACAGGCGAAGACGCTGATATGCTAAGAGCAGTAGAACAGATTATTGAGAATTGTACGTTCGGCGAACTAAAAGTTGGTGAACTACCGTTCTTTGATATTGAGTATGTTTTTATTAAACTACGCTCTAAGTCTATTGGTGAGGTTGCAACAGTAAAATTGTTGTGTCCAGATGATAATAAGACAAGAGTAGATGTTGATATTAACTTAGATGATGTTGAATGTGTTAGGGATGTATCTCACACATCTGATATCAAGTTAACAGATGAAATTGGAATGACGTTGGAATATCCTCGTATCAGTTCAATTGCAGAGATGACAAAAGTTAGTGATAGTGAAGCAGGATTTTCAATTGTAAAGAAGTGTATAACACAAATTTATGATAAAGAAAATGTTTATGCAAAGTCAGATATGGATTCTAAAGAACTAGATGAATTTGTTGATTCTTTGTCTCATAAACAGTTTGAGAAAGTTCAAGAGTTTTTTGATACTATGCCTAAAGTGAAACATGCAGTTAAAGTAAAGAACCCAAATACTGGGGTGGAAAGTGAAGTAGTAATCGAGGGTATGCAGAATTTTTTCTAATAGCCCTCTCTCATAACACACTTGAGAATTATTACAGATTAAACTTTACACTTATGCATCAGCATAATTACTCTTTGACTGAAATTGAAAGTATGTTGCCATGGGAGAGGGAGATATATGTTTCCATGTTAGCAGCATACTTGGAAGACGAAAAAATGCGAGCAAGACATAACGCCGCAGATGGGAGATAATTATGTCGGAAGAAGAAGTTAAAAAAGCAACACATCATCCAGCAGATACTAATGGAGATGGTAAGGTTTCTGATGAAGAACATGCAATGTACATGGAGTTCAAAAGAAAAGAACTAGAAGATAACGATGCCATGAGGGACGCTCAGCGTTCAATGACATGGTTCGCATTGTTTGGATTATTGTTATATCCATTTGCAGTTGTTATCGCATCATTGGTAGGTTTGGATGAAGCACAGAAAACACTAGGAAGTATGGCACCAACATACTTTGTTGCTGTTGCTGGTATTGTTGCGGCGTTCTTTGGTTCGCAAGCATACACCAAAAAGAAATAGGTAAAGTAAATGGCTGATACACTAAACGACTCCTTAGTAAAAGTAACTGAAGAACTGAAAGAAGCGAATACTCGTTCTCTTGAAGCATCAAAAGAACTTGGAAAAGTAACTGCTGCAACTAAAGCAAGTTATTCTTCTATTGGTGCAGCAGTTAAAGAAGCGGTTGGTATTGACAAACTTAAAGATACAATTATGAATCTGCCTGGCATGAATGTTGCTAAAGCAGTAAAAGATGTCGTATTAAAGAAACGTAGGGAAAAGAGAGAACAGACGAACCTCGCAAAGCGTTTAGGTATCACCAGAGATCAACTCCTAATTCAAAAAGCAGAACAAGAACTTGTTCTTGCAAGAGAAGAGGAATCCAAAAAAGTAATCGAAGCAGCAGAAAAACTTGGGTTTAATACTGATAGAATTGCTAAAGTTAATGAAGAAGGAAACATTGAACTAAATGGTTCTCTTAGAGAAGCTAATGGACAGTTTGTTTCTAAATCAAATGCAAGTGCAGAAGCAAATCTTCGTGCGTTAAAAGATTTCTCTAAGGTTCAAGAAAAAGAAGTTGAACAAAACAAACCAGAACCAAAGACTAGAAGAGAAGACTTTTCTCCTGTTGAGACAACAGCACTAGATCAAACTACTCTAGAAAAATTAGCAACCGAAGACACTCTAATGATGGTTGCCGATAAGATGGCGACAATGGTTTCTTCTCCAAGCATTGGTGGAGCTCCAAGTATCAGTGGTGCAGCTGCATCAGAGGATGCTGGGGAAGAAAGAAGAATAACCGAAGCACAACTTAGTGAACAAGAGAAACAAACTTCGTTATTACAACAACTAGTTAATGGTGGATTGGGTGGAAAAAATGGAGAAGAAGAGGGAGGCGGATTTCTAAGTAAATTATTCGATAACTTTGGAAATATTGGTGTAGGACTTCTTGCTCTTAAAAAGACAATCGGAGGACTTGCATCTAAGTTCGTTAAGACTACGGGCACACTTATTAGATCTGGTATTAGTGCTGCTGGTAGAGGAGTAGGTGCAGTTGCTAAAGGTGTTGGTGGTGTTGCTAAAGGTGCTGCAACCGTAGGAAAAGGATTACTCCGTGGCGCAGCAGGAGCTGCAAAATTCATCCCTGGCGTTGGACTTGCAGTTACCGCTGCAATGGGTATCTTTGATGGTATGTCCGCTGGTATTGCAGAATACAAGAAGTCGGGCAAATTAGGTGCAGCAGTTAAAGAAGGTATCGCTGGTGCGGCATCTGGATTAACATTCGGACTTGTATCACAAGAATCTATTTCTGCTGGTATGGATAAGATCGGTACATTCTTCTCTGATGGTTGGACTTCATTTACAGATGGTGTTAGTACAATTGCTGGTGGTATTGCTGACTTTGCAAAAGATCCATTAGGAACTATGTCTGAAGTTGGTACTGCAATATCTACAAAATTTACTGAAACTGTAACATCAATTAAAGAGGGTGCTACTGCATTAAACACTAAATTTGCAGACTTGACAGGTATTGATATAGGGGCAGGATTTAAAGCGACAACAGATTTAATTAAGTCTGGTGCTGCAGCTCTTGGTACTAAGTTTACAGAACTAACTGGTATAGAAATACCGACAGACTTCGCTAGTCTCAAGACAGGAATTATCACTGGTGCTGCAGCTATTGGCACTAAGTTTACAGAACTAACTGGTATAGAAATACCGACAGACTTCGCTAGTCTGAAGACAAGTATTGTTGCTGGTGCGAGTGCATTGAATACAAAGTTTGCTGAACTAACTGGTATTGATA